CTCTTTGATATTGGTTAGCATCATACTCTGCTTGTACCTCTACCATTTTAGCTTCTATGTCAGCTTTAGGAATAGGTGTTGTTCCATTGTGCCATTCTATTTCACAAGTGTTAATATCATTTCCTCTTACAACTACTTGTGCATTAGGATTTATTTTAAGTATTGCTTCTATAATCATCCTGCTATCTCCATTAAAGTTAAACTTGATTCACCAGTATTGGAGTTCATATTTATTGTGCTTCCATCTCTACTTGCTACTTTAATTGAGTAAGCTATTTGTGAGGTAGAAGATGGAGAGTGTAGATAATTAAAAGTTGTCATCAATTGAGCATTATTATTTCCAGAAGAATCTATTCTTATACCAAATCTTTTACTACCATCTGGATTAAATATTGAACTGCCATCAGCGTCTAATCTTACACCAAATATATCTGCATTTTGTGCGGTTGTAATTACTCTATAAACTATTGAAGAACATATTAAAATTTTATTAGATGTTGAACTAGGTGTTATATTTGCTGTTAAACTTGAACTTTGATATGATGTACTTGTTGTAGATACTTCAGTTCCATCTGAAGCATAAACAACTTGCAAAACCTTACCACCTACACCAGCTGGTAAAGCAGTTATCGCATTTGATCCTAATGTAATTATTGCCATATTATACTCCTATCAATGCTTGGATTTCGTCATCATCTAATCCCAAGTCTTTTAGTTTTTGTTTGCCAGATGCTTTTTTGTTTATTGTTGCTTGTTCAGCATCTTTTAATTCTTGTATCTTTGCATTAACATCAGCTTCGCTTGGCATAGTAGCACCATCTTTAATAATTTTAATGTGTTGGTATTGCATACGATCTTCGTTAGGAATTTTGTTTCCATCAATATCTTCTTTTTTCCAACCATACCAATTACCATCATTAAAAGTATGTAGTGCCGATTGTAAATAATCTTTATCCATTTTATGTATCTCCTAATCTTATAAAAGAAAAACAAGTTCCATTGTCATTTGTTCCACCATAAGTAGTTGAACTTGCGTTATCAGTTGAAATATGAAATTTAACTTTATGTGTTGTGGTGCTAGTTACATCAAAAAGTAATTCAGTTTTACTATTTGCATAAACTGTGTTTCCAAAATTAAATTGATTTGTATAATTTGCAGCTGCACCAGTATAACTAGAGTTATTTGTAGTTACATGAATACCACCATTGTGAGCTCTATTAGAGCCATTAAGATAAGATGCAAAAACTGCTGTAATTAAATAAACACCAGTTGATGGAAAAGTAAAAATACCAGAACTTTCTGACATTCCAGTTCCAATTAATCCTGGACTATTTGTATCAATTCTTTCTAAATTAGAAGTTAAATCTCCAGAACCAGTAAATGAAGCAGTTAATCTCCATTGGTCAGCTTCTGTAATTCCACCAGCTGGTACTTCTTGAAAACTATTATCTCCTCTTAAAAAAGTTGTAGCATCTTTAGTTCCTGTTGCTGTTAGTTTAGCAAGTGAAACTGAAGCATCATTTAATTTTGCAGTAGTAACAGAACTGTCTGCAAGTTTAGCAGTTGTAACTGTGCCATCACTAACTGATGTAATTAAACCAACTCCATAGTGTAATACAAAATCGCAAGTAGAAGTTCCTGCAACTGCAGTTCCAAAATCTATTGTTGAACCAGATACAGTAAAGTTACCTGCTTGAACGACACCATCAATACTTAATAATAATGTGTTAGCAGAACTAGGTGTAAAATTACTTCCACCTTTTTGTAATGTGTAACTAGAACTACCATCAAAGGTAATGTTATCTAGTACCTCTACATTACTTATCTTGTCTGTATCTCTACCTATATACGGCATTAATTATTCCTTTAACTCTTTGGGTTATTATCTTTTACACTTTGTATTCTTGTTTTCCAAGCATCAATATCATGGTAGATTTCATCTAACTGATCTCCCCAAGAACCATATTGACTTATTCTTGTTGCATCGACTGTTGCATTTGCTTCAACAGTATTTGCAGCAGTTTCATAAGATGCTAGTTGTGCGTCAGTTGGTTGTGCAATATCAAGATTCCATTCTTTGATATACGCACCTTGACCATTACTGTCGTCTTGCAACATAACATCTTTCATAAAATCTACATTTGAAACACCATTTGCTTCTGCGTACATTTTAATTTTAGTTGATAGATTTGCCATAGTTTGTACCTCCTTAATTTTAAGTTTTTAATAAAAATCCACCTGTTCTTGAGCCAGTACCTAAATAATAATTTGATCCACTTGACACAACTAAACCAAATGTAAAATCAAAATAATCACTTGAACCATTTGCACTTTCAACACAAGCAGTTGAAACTGAACATTGTCTAAATCGTTCCGACATATTTTCTGTAGAAATAGCAGGATAAGTATTAGCAATAGCACTTCCATTTTTTCTGATTTGGCAAACAGCAGTAACTCCAGTATTATCTAAAGAAACTACATGAACTACATTCCATAAATAAAATTTTCCAGCAGTTTGAGGTGTAAAACGATAATTACTTGTATTGTATTCAGAACCATTTTGTAAAGCAGTATTCATAGCCATAACTGTTATTACATCACTTGAAAATCCAGTTTGATTTCCACTATTATAAGCTGTAAAGTATGGAGTATTACTTTCACCAGCACCAGTTACAGTTCCTGTGAAATCGTAAGTGTCTGCTAGGTTAAGACTTTCAGATTGTATTTTTGTTATTGCCATAATTTATTTTCCTTATTCTATAATTTTGTATCCACCAAAATGAATACCTCTTTTATCAGCTGATCCTATTCTATTAATAGTCATGCTTGATCCACTATTTTGTTCTATTTTTACTGAAACTGTATCTCCAACAGATAAATCCATCATTGTGCTTAGATTAAAATTATTTCTACCAGCATCATCAGTAAGTCTTTGAAATTCTATGTACCTATCTGTGTTTTTATAAATATATAAAATTCTATAGTTTGAACTATTTGGATTTATATAATTTACATTTGTAGTAAAAAAATATTTACCAGCTTCTCCAGATGGAACTGTAAATGTATTTGATGCAAAAGCATTGTTGGTATCAAAATCTTCATTATCAAATATAACTGTTGTTATGGTATTATCTGAAATAGTTTGGTCATTATTAGCTCTTGCATAGAAAGCTGGAGTATTAGCACCACCAGCTGATGCAAATGTGTTATCTCCTCTTAGAAATGTAGTGCTGTCTTTTGTACCAGTAGCAGATAATTTTCCTAAAGCGATTGAACCATCACTTATTTGTGATGCACCTACTGAACCATTTGGAGGATTTACTGTTTGAACAGCTTTACCTAAATACACACAGTACATATCGTCTGATGCAGATGTAGCACTTGTTAAAGTTAAACTTGTACCAGATGCAGTATAAGCAGTTGTAGGTTCTTGCCTTACAAAATTAATAAATAATGCAATTTCATTTTCGTTAGTTACAGGATGGTCAAGTGTGTAAGATGTAGTCGCACTTGTACTAAAGTCTTGCTTTGCAAAACTTGTATAACTTAATGCTGGTTGGTTTCCAATAAAAGGCATTAATTATTTTCTCCTATGAACTAATTGCATCTACTGTTGATACCCAACAATCTAATGATGAAGCTGTATCTGATACTACTTTTAAAGCATCACCAGATTGAACTACAAACTTTGCACCACCATCTAATACTTGTAATGATGAACCACTTGGTATTGGTGCATCTTTAACAAGATAGATGTCGTTACTACCATCATTGATATATACAGATGCAATAACTGATGAACCAGTTACATTTGAAACTGATATACCAACAACTGTATCATAACTGTCTGCTGTAAATAAAGTTGCAGCAGATGTGCCTACATCATTGCTTGTGTATCTTCTAAAGTTTTGTGCCATGTTTTCTCCTTAAAGTGCTATTGCCATAGCGATTGCAAATCCAGCTGAAGCTGCATCTATGTTTGTTAATTGACTACCATCAACAGCAGGTAATTTTGCAGAACCATCAAGTTGTACCACATTGTTTGCAGAAGTTCCAACAGTTTTTGTGGAAGCTGTTCCTAATCCTGTAATTTTAGTATTGGCAATAGAATTGACTGCTAGTGTAATTGTACCTGATGAAGTAATTGGTGAGTTTGCTACTGTAAATTCTGAAGAACCTGAATCAGCTACTCCTACTGAAGTTACTGTTCCAACATTAGATGGAGTAATAACAGTATAGGTAATATTGGTTGAACCTACTGATCCTGTATTATCAGTAGTACATAAAAATATTTTATTGTCATTTGCAGTACCTTGATTGACTACAACCATTCCACCAGATAACTCAGCAATTGTATCATGTTCTGGATCTCTTGATGCAGCACCACTTGATACTGCTAAGTATAATCCATTTTCTGTAGCATCAGTTTGATCTTTTAATAAAACTCTATCTCCTGCAACAAGAGTAACACCATCAATAGAATCTCCTGCTTCTAAACCATTAGATAAACTTACATTTCCTGTAGAAGCACATTCTGCAATTGTTCTAGTTCTTAGTCCAGCAACAGCTTGATCTACATAATTTTTAGTAGCAGCATCTGAACTAGCAGATGGAGATCCAAGTCCTGTTACAGCTCCACCAGATATTGAAACATTGTTTGCAGCTTGTGTTGCAATTGAACCTAATCCTAAAGAAGTTCTAGCAGTAGCACCAGACTCTGTTACAAAATTTGATCCATCTCCAACAATAAAATTACTGTCAGTTGGTGTTAGTCCAGCAATATCAGTTAATTGTGCATCACTAGTTTGTTTTGCATCTAACTGAGTTTGAATTGCAGATGTAACACCATCTAAATAACCAAGTTCAGTTGTTGTAACATCACTAACTTCTACTTTACCTGAACCATTAGATTGTAATGCTCTTGAAGCAGTTAAGTTAGATGATGCTATAGTTGATGCACCACCAGTTATTGTTGCTTGTTTTGAATCTATCTGTGTTTGTACTGCACTTGTAACCCCATCTAAATATCCTAATTCAGTATCGGTTACATCTGATACTGCAATCTTTTGTGAACCATTAGAAATAACAGCTCTGTTTGCAGTTAAAGATTCTGTGTCAATAGTAGTTGCAGATCCTGTAATAGTTGCTTGTTTAGCATCTAATTGAGTTTGGATAGCACTTGATACACCATTTAAATATTGAAATTCTGTATCTGAAATTGTTCCATCTGCAATTTTAGTTGCAGAAATTCCTGTAGGTATAGAGTCATTCGTTTTTGTAAGTATTGCAAGATAAACTGATAAAGTTTCATTTGCTAATGATCCACTATCCCATGTTACATTAACAGTTGTGTTTGTAGAAAAAGATGAACTTGAAATTGTTCCATATCTAAATGCAGCTGTAGTTCCTAAATAAATTTTTATTCTTCTACCTGCATGATATTCTGAAGTTACATCAGCACCATTAATAGTAAAAGCAGTTCCACTTACATAAGCTGCTGTATAAGAACCTGAACCATCACCATATTCTACCCATTGTGCGTCATTGTAAAAATCTCTAGTGTTCTTCATCAATGCTCTGATTGCATTGTTTAGATTAGAAGGTAGCATTCCTTCCGCAGTAGAAATACCATTTAGTGAAGTGTTATTTGCTTGGGTTGTTGAATAATCTTTTATACCTGCCATTTAATCTCCTATAAACCATGAGAAAGCCTTATCGCTTTCTTTGTTTCTATCATTTATTAATGTATTGATAGCTTCTTCAATTTGTCTTTGAAAGAACTCTTGTGTTTCAAAACTATATCTAAC